GTTCTAATATTTTTGAATACAATAAAAATTTCTGCCTATGTGAACATTCTTTAACTTTTAGTTTTAATATCGGTTTTAATATAAATCCAAAAAACCTACTATTAATTAAAGCAACTGTTATGTATTTATTTAATAAAGGCTCTGTTTTTGATCTTAATTCAAAATCATAAAAATCATTAATATCCGGTTCAGAATTACCTTTAAATTCTTGTATTTTGTCTTTTATTCCACAAAGTTTTATTTGTGTTTTAGTGCGAATATAATTAAGGTAGAAGGGGAAAACCCCTAATACCTTGAATCCTTTTAGTTCTTCTTTAGTATCGGTTGCTATATCCGATAATTTTTGAACATCTGACATATTATGCTTCTGCTATAGTTACCGTACAAGTATAATCAACTGTTGATCCATCAGCTGCCGTAATTGTGTAAACAACTGGGGCTGTAAAGTCAGCAGCTACTCCGCTTAAAGGAGAACTAACATAAGCCCCTGGACTAACTGTGATTGTAGGCACTAATGCTGTTACTACAGTTGCATTTGCAACTTCAATTGTTGATGTATGAGCTGCGGTAACAATTGTTCCTGTTAATGTAGCTTCAACCATATCGAATGTCAACATATCAGTTAAAGTCAAGTCTAGTAAGTTATAATAACTATAAACAGGAGTCGTATTGTCTTCTGGCTTAAGTATCACACTTTCAAGAGTATAATAATGTAAATCATCATCATTAATCATTGGATAAGCATCGAATGAACAACGTGGTAAAATATATTCAACACCTTTTTCAGTAAGAATCTTAATACTTAATTCAATTACTTGGTTAGGGTTTGCAGGGGCTTCGAAAAGTTCATAATCTGAAGTTGTCGTAACCGTGCCGCCTGTAAATTCTGCAATTAAAGCAGGGCTTAAATCTGCTAACTGCATGTTCATTGATGTTTCGCCTGTCTTTTTATCACTTTCTAAGTAATTACCTTCGACATTTGGATAGTTCGTAACATCGGCTGAAGATCCGTTAAGTTGCGCTGTGCCCTCACGTACTCCGCTTTGCATGCACTCCCAATCAGTACCAACACCACCGGCAGCAGTAGGATGAGCAAACCATATCTTTTTAAATTTAATACTTGTTTTCATATCGTTATTTTAAAGTTCATTTTTAATATTGCATAGTGCTGTTTGATTTGATCATCTAACACTTTTTCTGTATATGTTTCTCGGCTTTGAATTTCAAAAGAATAACCGTTTGTGTTTAATAATGTTTCTGATAAATTGAATAAAAGAGCTTCTTTAGCTTGACCATTTAAAGCATCTTCTGAATAAGTATTACCACTTTCAATGTCATTAAAAAAGATTTTAACATAAAGCCCGGCATCTTGCAAAAACTTAGCATTAACGCCACTAATTAGACTAATTACACAATCTTCTAACTTACTCGCTGTTTTGCGTGTTTTCTTGTAAATACCACCGTTTAAATCATCAATAGGACTATTCTTAATAATCGTAAAAATGTCAGTTAATATTTCGTTTTGTGTTTTCATCTAACTAAATCAATTTGTTTCTTCAATTTTTGCATTATTTCCGGTAATTCACGTTGCATTTTTAACTCAGTCTTTTTTAAAACATTGAAATCTAAATAGTTTTCCAAAGGAGAAGCATATTCCATTCCAGCTACTAACAATATTGTGTAACCTTTTTGATATTTGCTTACTAATGAGTTAATAAACTCTTTACCAGTTGAAACACCCTCAGTCTTACCCTTAAATCCCTCATAAGTTATCGGTTTACCATCTTTTAAAACAACCCCACCTATTGAACTTTTCAAATTTCCTGTTTGATCTTGGTATCCTGCACTTTCTTTGGCGTGGTTTTCTAATTCAGCAACAAAAGCTTCTAAATAAAATATTAAAGCCTTTTCAATCAAAATAGACTGCTTAAATAAATGAGTAGTTATTTGCTTTTGATTTTTTAGCTTTAGCATTATACCTCGATTTTTACTCGTTTTGTTAAATTCAAATACTCTAAATTGTGAACTTGATGTTTTTCAAGATCATTAGAGTTATTGTCTTTAATCTGAATTTGGTTAACCGTTGTCAAATCTATTGCAGGAACTAAAGCAGTTATCTTATCTTGATCTACATACATGCTATATTTAGCTTGTATATATTGACCATCGACAACAAACTCATATTTACGAGTAATAGTCTTTAAATTACATTCTATATAATCACTATTTACAAGTACTGAAGGGGTTGGATTACCATTTTCATCATAACCACCCTCTGTTTCTGTAATAAATGATATATAGCCTGTTTTAACCATTAAAAGACCCTCCTATAAATCCAAACGTTCCTTTGCCTATATATTTATCATCTTCATATTCCTTATAAATAGCATTTGCAAAATCGAGTAAACCTTTCTTTATTGCTAAAGCTTGATTTATTCCAACTTCTTGTTCAGTTATACTAGGTTGTGAATACAACCAAAAATGAACATCAGCAGTTGCTAACCTATAAGCTTGTGTTATTGAAACTGCAAGCGTATAGTCATCTGAAATAGTTAAACCCCTTTCAATTCCAAACTTCTCTATTAAAGAAGCTGGAATTGGAAAAGAATTTAATGATATCAAAGCCTCCGAGATAGTCATTCTACCAAGTTGTATTGTTAACTTTTACATACACATTATCTGCATAAGTATCAATAACTGGCATCCCTTTAAATTTAGAAAGTGTTTTCTCTAAATCAGGATCAGATTGATATAATCTTTCGATTGTGTAAAAATCTTCACTTACAGAAATAATATTTGGATTAGAAACTAATCCTTTAAATTGGAATGAACCAACTTTAGTTTCTGCTGTAAATACTGCAACACCATTCGCAAATGGATTAGCTGTAGTCGTAGTTCCGTTCGCTAATTCACGAGATACTTTCTCATTGACTACCTCAAATTTAATGTCTGAAGCGAAATATTCGCTTAACATTGAATTAATAGTATCAATTGTTGGAACACCTTGCAAATTCAAAGCATTTTGAACGTAAGTAGCAGCATATTTCTGAACTTGCGTATTCAACTGAACGTATTTAAACCAAGTTTTGTTAATCTTGATTTTAGTAACTACTTTACCGTTTGTTTCAGCTAAATCGACAATGTTTTCTATGTCAGTTATAATAGTAGCTGCGATATTTGACCATGCGGTTGTAATACCGATAGTAGCCGTTGCATTATCTACTTTTTGCCATGTTGATACTGGATAAGTGATATTTGCTAAAGATGCTAATTGTGGCGAGTTGGCAGCGACATAACCGAGGCTACATGCACTTGACAATAACGCCCAACTTAAATAGTTAGCTTGTGATAAAGCTGCATTTCTAGTAAATTCAATATCATTACCCATCCAATTGAGGATTTGAGCGTATTGATCAGGACTTGTAAATTGAGCAGATTTTGCTTGCAGTTCGTTAAATTCCTGTATTTCACTTTCATCTTTTATTCGAGCTACTTTAAATACCCCGAAACCTCCTTGTACAGTTTCCGTTCCTTTTCTTGATTTAATAGGAGCAGATGAGCCTAAAGCGGCTGGGTCTGATGCGACATTAACCGCATAACTTTGGTTTCCTAATGTTTTCCATGAGTCAGATAATTGCTGAACTACAGGAAAATACTCTTTCCATTTTGATACAGGTGCTGGCATACGTCTAAAATAAGCGTTAATCTCAGCTTGCCCTATTCCTGATAACATTTTTAATAATCTAGTTGGCATAATTTCTATTTTTTAAGATTAATAACTTACTTCGTCTATATTTTTCAATAGATCAACATATTCGTCTCCAATAACACCAGCTACTACAGTTGCTCCCATATATGCAGGGATAGCTTCAATAACTTTTGTTTGGTCAACTTTAAATGCTCGACCTGAAATACAAAACGGTGTATTTTTCAATGAGCTTACACTAGCATCATTTTTGTTAGTTAACGAAACCTTTTCGTCAATACCACCTACTACATAATCATTTGTAATTGCAGCGGTATCATCTAGCGTACTTCTTATTTTTTCTGCTACAGCAGATTTATCGTCTCCAGCTTCAACTGCCACTGCAATTGTTAATGGGGTACCTGTTAAATCTGCACCTGTTACAATAACTGAAACATTACCAGCACCGTCAATAGTACCTACAATAGTTGCTTCAGTTTCTTGATCTTCCGGTCCTGAATGTATTTCAGTACTTGTTGCGTCATCAGTTAATCCAGTACATGTATCGTTTGCGTAAGCTATATTAAATGTTGCGTCCGTTTCTGTTGTTTCTGCTGACATTTGATAAATATACGCTCCTGTTGCGGGTGTATCAATTGCAGTACCAACGGTTATTGCATCTACTGTAGCTGTAGCTGTAATATCAGTAATAGCATAAGCCAAACCGCCTACCTTTGTTCCGATAAAATCACCTACTTTAAAGTTGTGATCTCCTACAGTTACATTAATAACAGTAGTCGTAGACCCTGTTAATACAACACCCTGCTTACACACTTTTCTTACTCCTGTTGTAGGAGCACTTAAAGGGGTTGCTTGCTGAATTACATTAGCATCTATAAGACTTGATAATTCAATACTCGCACCTCCCGGTATGTCTCTAGCTTTCTCAATATTTATGATATTGATTTTAGTCGAAACATCACTTGTTGTGGTTATTGCTTCCATTTGTTAATTTTTAAATTATTATTCTTTTTCTTTGTCTAAGGCTTTTTGCTCGTCATGAGCTGCCATAGCTTTTGCAAAAGTTGGGTTTAACTCTTCTTTTTCGGGTTGTTTAACATCCGGGTTTGGAATAGCTGTATTTAATCCCTGCTCTTTTGCTTTTTGTTGGAATGTTTCTAAATTGGTTTTAGTAGATCCCAAATAAGTATTAAAAGTATCATCATTTTCAAAAGATAAATTCTTAAACCCTTCAGTTATTTGATTTTTGTAATAATCGGGTGCATCTTTTAAAAGTTTATTTACTTTTTCACTTCTTGACGTTGCGATTTTGTCGCCTTTTAATTCTGATATTTGATTAGTCAAAGGCTCAACTGCACTTTTGATTGACTCTGCTATAATTGCAGCAATATCAACATTTTTTGGATCAGTTTTTAATTTTGCTAATCGTTCATCTTCAGCTTTTTTAGCTGCCTCTTCTTGAGCCTTTTTGACCGCATCTTCTTGGTTCTTTGTTTCAATAGCCTTAACCTGAGTAGCTGTGTAGTGATTTATGTTACCATCAATAGATTTAATTGCATTCGTTAAATCTGCAACTGTCAATATATCATCAGTTGTAATTACAGTTTCTAATGACCTTGCTAAATCTTCTAGTGATCTGTCAGTAACATTTGAGCTTTCTTCTCTTTGCTTTTTTAGTTTTTCTAAAATCTTTTCGTACATTTTATTTATATTTAGTTATGAAATTTATTTCCATACGACAAAGATACAAATAAAACAAACGTAAGTAATTGATTATTAAAACTTTGTTGTGGTAATTTTATTATAATTTGATTTACATTTTGTT